CATTGCTGACATTGGAATCTTTGGAATACTGATACTCTTGATCTTACTGTGCCACGTTTGTTTAATTTGCTAGATCCGCAATTTGTGCAACATAAATTTGCAGAATACGCATTATGATTTGGATGTTGTTTAACCCAACCTTTAAGCCTGTCATATAACTTCTCAAGCAAGATTACATCATTCTTATTGTATTCTTCCATACGCTTCCATGCTGCACGATCATTATTCATAACCTTTAGCCATAATTCATGGCCTTCGTGGTCAGTCTTTTTACCAAGACCTAAACGCTGTGATACATAATCTAGTTTATTAGAAACAAATCTAAAATTGCTTTTTACTACCCTTAATAAGTCAATATGTTTTACAGGGCTTGGTGGGTGCATATTAGCTTCTAGAAATTCTTTATTGAGCATTGGCATATCAAATCTAAGGCCATTATAATGAACTACTACATCAGCTTCTTCTATAAGTTCATGTATGCTTTTAAGCATAGTTTTGCGATCTGTTTTGTAGATAGAGTCAAACATGATTTTAGAATTACCATACCATTTAGCTGCATAGCATAAGGTATAAGATGATTCTAGGAGTTGATTAAGTGCTACGTTTTGTTGCCATATACCCCAGACAGTTGCTAAGTTTGGCGCACATTCAATATCCAAAAGCAAGATTTTCATAGCTACTCCTAGTGTTGTGTTACCTCATTATACACTATAAGTAATAAAATGATTGCAAGAATATATTTAATGTCATCTATAGCACAAAGCGTGTAGCAGATTGCATAATCTAGCATATAACAATAGTAGCTGTTTTAGCTTCTTTTAGTTTTGCAAAAAATGAATCAAATGCTACTTTAGAATTACTTATGAAATCCCCACCTGTCCATGTATTGCCTAATAAGATACATCCTTCTGTGTCTTTAGATGTATTGCCAGGATGAATCCTAATACCTGTAAAATTAGGAACGTCTAATATATGGGGAAGTTGCTTACCAAAACGAGTAGAAACATCAATGATGACAGAATAAGTGCCATTAGGAATAGCTGTTTGTCCATTTACCTTTTCTCCTTTACGAACTACATCCTCTAAAGAAAAACTATGAAATACACTATCTATATAAAACTTTCCGATAGTATATGTATCTCCATATTCAAATCGTTCAAGTCTTAATTTCATTTTACTTTCATTTTTTCAACAGTTCTTAATGTTCCCATGCCTAAAAGACCTAGTAAAACTGTTAAAAGAGTATCCATTTGAAATGGCACAAGAATTGGTTGTCCGCCGCAGAGCATGATAAAATAATTGAATAAGGGTAAGATAACAAAGTGTAAGCCGAAAGCGACTGAGCATATCCAACCAACAGAAGGCCGCCAACCTGACTTAAAGAAACTTTCTGATTGAGCTTCAACAAGATTAATTTTAATTTGTTCAAGTGCAATTTGAAAATCTTGGTCATTTAAACTCCTTTGCAATTCTTCTTTAGCTTTTTCTCTAGCATTAGCATCTGGAATAACTTTATCTAAAACTGAACTAATAGTGCCAAATATGGTATCAATGAGTGCCATTATGTTGTTGAACTCCCATGATTATGATGATGTAATTCAGGTTCATCTTGTTTAGGTTTAGATTGCTTAGGCTCTTTAGGGCCTTTAGCAAATATTTCTTTAAGTTTTTCTAAGATTTTCATTATAACTCCAATGGATCAAAGCCAAATTGCTTGGCTACTTTATGTTGTAAACGTTTAAATTCGCCTTTGTGAGATAAATATGTTTCTTTTGTGGGATATTTGATATAAATGATTTGGTGAATCATCTCATGTAAAAGAGTTTTTATAACAGTATCTAAGTGACTACATTTGCCTAGTGATATTGTAATAGTATGTGGTTCAGGTTGATATTCGCCATATAAATCAGGATTATTACAAACCACAAATTCTACACGTTTGGCTAACGGAAAAGGCATAGATGCGAAGGGTTCTATCTGTATAAATGCGGTGTATAAAGCTGCGATAGAATCTTCTGTAATCCACATTTACTTTCCTGAAAATAGGTGCATAAAATAACCGATAAAGCCACCGACAGATGATGCAATGACCATGCCTGTCCATAGGCCACCTTTACTACGATTAGCAAGCTCTAATAGTTCTTTTATGTCTTTTTCTAAACTTTCTACTTTATGCTCTAAAGATTCTACTTTGCCTATAAGTTTGCCATAGGATACTGGGTTGATGTCGTTCATAATTACTCTGCAATAGGTTCATTAGGTTGTTGAGATAAAATAACATCAATTTCTTCTTGTGTAAGTTGAATTACAGTAACTTCACCTGTCATTACATTAACTTCTATGCGTTCCATAATATTCCTATTCGTAAAATATATTAATTGAGCCAGCATCAAATGTTTGAACACCAGTAACAGTAGTAATGCGTAACATATTTAATGTGCCGCTTAATGCAATATAGCCACCGCCAGTACCAAAATTTTGGCTTATATTTGGAACTTGCATATTTGATGTTGAAACCCATGTATTTCCTGTTATGTTGCAAATTGTAACAAGACCAATTCTATTAGCACTAGAGCTAGCAGTATTATCTGTTAATAATCCAGTAGTACTAGATACATTTGCAACACTACTTCCTACCAAGGAAGCTGAACTTACATATCCTGTAGTTGTTGGTGATCCACCAGTACCTAATTGTATTTGTACATTAGATGTTCCTGTTGTAGAAACTTCTGTAAAAATTACAGTAATACGCTTTACCCAAGATGGTATAGATGTAAAATCAATACTTGTGCCTGAAGTAGATGCTACAGCTGTTGCTGATGCAATACTTGATCCAGTAGCAAAAGTATTAAGTGTAGCTGTACCATTACCTGAACCTACACCTGTTGCTGTAAATGATACGCCTACTGTGTTAGCACTTGCACCAATACTTGTAAATGATGTTGTACCTACACTTGTAATAGTATATGTAGCACCTATTACAAAAGAACCTGCTGTAACAGATGTTCCTGCGGTCACTACAAGTGATTGACCATTGTTACTTGGTGCAACAGTATTTACTGCGTTTGTAGCATTGCCTGTAATAAGATTGCCTGTAGGAATTGTAGCAACACCTGTGCCACCAAAGTTAGGATATAAAATACCTGTTACGTTAGTAGCAAGATTACAATATGATAAATCTGTAACTGTTCCTGTATCAGCAGTTGTGCTTACGTTAAATGCTGTTTGAGCATAAGTAAATGATGTTGTAGTTGGTGTGCCTGTGATAGTAAAATTACCATTAAATGCTGTGTTAGTAACTGCTGCAACTGTAACATAATCACCTGTTACAAATCCATGAACACCAGATGTTGTAATAGTTGCTACATTAGATGTTCTAGCTACAAAAGTAATACTTGCTGTTAATGCACCTGTACCACCATTAAGTTTTCCAAGAACACCTGCTAATGTAACAGCACCTGATGTTGCAGATACTGGAGTAAAGCCAGTAGCACCTGCACTAAATGATGTTACGCCTACTGTAGATTGTAATTGAAAATTTGTGCCATCATAAGCAACAGATACCATAGCACCTGATGGAATATCTCCAGATATAAGTGCTGAACCATTAATTTTAACAATAGCAATAGCACCAATACTATTAATATTAATAGTAGTAGCGCCGGTATTAGCACCTGCCGCAATGAATCTAAATACTTGACCTGTTGCATAAGCAGTCATACCTACAGGGCCTGTAGCTAAAATTGTATTAGTACCAGATACGCTTGTAAGATAAGTTAATGATCCATCTTGAACGTCAGCAGCAGAAGCATAATTAGTTCTTACTGTGGCATTACCTACGCCAGTATGTTTATTACCGCCCATAGGCAAGTTAGCAACAGGAGTAGTTTGACCATCATAAGCAATAGATTGAGTTAATGCAGTACCCATATCATTAAGTGTGTTATTAGCCCATGTAGATGATATGGTTGTTCCTGTAGTTACTGGGTTACCGGCTGGAAGCGAGTACGTTCCTGATCCATTTCTTGCCATTATTGTTGCTCCTTGTTTGCTTTATTCGTTAAAATAGCTGTGTTAATTATGTTTTCTAATGATGCTTCAGGTAACATATTTACTAAATTTGTAGCTGCATCACTAACTTTACCTGCAACATTTGCACCTTTACCTGCTAATATAGCAGCCATACGAGCAACTCTAGGTGATGATAATGGTGCTGTTACATTCATTATGCTAGGCAATATTGCTTTTTTACCAATACTCCATGCTATGTTAGCAAGGTCATCTTTACCTGTTCTTGCTGCAATTGGATTCCATACAGAAGTATCAACACCAGCTTGAGTAGCTTGTTTTAATCTTTCGGCATCACTTAATTCACCAAAAGCCTTATATTCTGGCATTAATGTTCTTTTTATTGCTGCCGGTATATCTTCAGGTAAATCTTTATAATGTTGTCTTAATAAATCCCATGCACCTAAACCTTCTGGATGTCCTTTTGTATAATCTTCTGCAAGTATAGCTACATCATGTGGCACTTGAAGTTTTCTTGTATAGTTATAAACCATATCGTTATACAATTTTTGACCTAATGGAGTAGCCTCAGATATTGCTTGTTTTAATTCAGGTATATTTTGTTTATACGCTTGATAAATAGTATTAAATGCTTCAGGACTTTTTCCAGATTGAAATGCTAAAATTTTGTTAGGTATTGAACTAATAGCATTACCAGATTTACTTAACAAAGCAGCTAACTTTTGAGCAGTTTCTGAATTTTTAATATTACTAGCCAATGCTTCTGTAGCAACTTTGCCTTTTTCTATCATTGGTGTTTTAGTAAGTCCACCAATAGGCATAACTTCTGGTGCTAAACCTTCTAATTTACTTGCATCCCAAGCATTACCAATTCTTTCCATGACACTTGGATTGTAAGGAGCAGCATTTCTACCACTTGCTAATGTCATATTAGTCGGAATAGAAGGATCATAAGGTGCATTAGTTTGTGGATCAATGCTTGGTGCAATTGTAGGAGCTTGTTCCCATGCGTTTTTAGCTGGTGCGTCTTGCCATCCCATATTTTATCCTTACGGTTTAGTTCTAGTAATACCGTCTGGGCCTACAAATGTAGAGCCAGATGGAAGTAAATTATATTCAGCATCATTTGAAATTTTATTAGGCTGAGCTAATATTGCACCTTGTTTTTGAGCTGTTGTTTTTTTAGCATTAGGATTTTCACCTATTTGCAATTTTTCATAAACAGCTCTTGATGATGGAGCAAGTAAATCATTTACATTTTTGTTTAATCCCATACCTTGTTGGTATTGTTGATTAAGAGCATCTAAACCGCCATGTAATAATTCAACACCATTCATTAAATATGCTTTTTGTTGTTCTTTAGAAGCATTTACTGGAAATGAACTTTCCCAATCTTTTAGTTCTTGTAGTGATCCACCACCTGCACCAGCAAATACTCTACGCAATTCAGAACCTACAGCATGAACAGTTTGTTTGAATTCACCTTGTCTAGGATCTCCAAATGTTTTTTCTACAAAATTAACAGGTGCATTTAATGGAGTTGCAAGACCACCAAAATTATCTAAATTTTCAATATTTTGATATAATCTGCCCATGTGATAAAGTGCTTGATTAGCACCACGAACAGCATTACCTTGTGGGCCTTTAGCAAAAGCATTAGCTGTTTGTTGTCTTTTTTGAAAGTTTGTAGCATCAAATGTAGGATCATATTGCGTAACTGCTTGCAATAATGATGCACCTGCTGGAGTTCTTGTCATTTGTGGGGTTAAAGCCAATTCACCATTAGCATACTTTTTAATTAATGGCTGAACAGTAGGTGATAATGTCTTTAAAAAATCTTCGCCTGTAAGGGTTTGTGTAACATTTGGTTGTGCAGATGGAACTGCTGTAGATAAATCAAATGGCATTATTTTGCCTCCTCAAATTGTTTACCATCAGGACTAACATAGGCTTGATTGCCTTGAGCATCAGTATGTAATGTCCATCCTTTTGTATTTGTTAATGGTTTTGTGCTAATATTTGCAGGGCTAGTTTTAAATAAATGATATGGATCAAGTTTTTCTTGTTCTCTAGCATTAACTAAATTTTGACCTCTTAAAGTAGTTCTATTTTTTAAAAGATCACTAGCAGATGGAGTTTCAAATTTATGTCTTTCCCAATCTTGTTGATATGCTTCATGTGGACTTAAACCTTTTGGTAATGTTCTGCCAGTAGGGGTATTTTGCTCATCTAATTCAATTTGTTTATCGCCAACATCTACAAAATGTGTTGTTTTTGGTTTTATAGCTTGACCAAATTGTTCTAATGCAAATTTATTAGCAATATCAGGATTACCAGATTTTTGAGCATAATTATAAAAATTACTAATAAGCTCTTGTTGTGTTCTAGGTGTATATGTTGTAGTTTGTGTAGGTTGATTCATAGTCATTTCACCTTGCATATTTTGTGGTGCAGGTGTATTCATACCAAATTTAGGTGCAATTTGAGCTACTTGATCTGTTGTGCCAAAAGGTGATGTAGGAACATTCATACCTTGTTCTAATGGTTTTGTAACAAAATTATCTTGCATAGTAGTTGTAGCTTTAGGTTGCATACCTTCTACAAAACCTCTTAATGCTTCAGCTTGTTTTTGTTCTTTAGATTTAGTATATGCACCATATCCTTTTACAGCTTCTTCTTCTGCTTTTCTACCATAATACTTATTCATAGCATTAGCAGCATATTGTGTCCATGATGGTGCTACATAATGACCACTAACCATTTGACCTTCAGGATTTTTAGCTTCTTGTAATTGTTGAGCCATTTTAAGTCTACGTTGTAGCTCAAGTTGAGCCATAGCGTCATTAGCAGGTAATCCGCTAACGTCTTGTGTATCTTCTTGTGGGAAAAATGCCATGTTTAATCCTTAATAAATATTAGTAGTTGGGCGGCCTAAATAAGATCCAGCCATATTCATAAGACCACCAAAGAATTCACCAGAAGCAGCGTTATTAGCATTAGTTTGAGCTAATTGTGCATTATATTGTTGTCCTGTTGCGCCTAACAAATCAGGGCCTTGTGTTGTAGCTTGTAATGTTGGATTTACATAACTTGGTGCTTGAACTTGTGATCCTGTTCTTAAAGCATTAATAATATTGATTGGTTGCATTTGATTGTAACCAGCTTGACCAAATGCTTGTTGATTAGCTGCAAGACCTGTATTAAATCCACCTACAACTGCTGATGTTAATTTATCGTTTTGTCTTTGGTCAAAATCACGTTTAGCATTAGTATATGCTTCAGTTCCTTGTGCAATACCTTGATTAGCCATTTGTGCATCAAACTGACCTTTTTCCATTTGCATTTGTGGTTGAAGTCTACGCATAATAGCGTCAGAATATGTTTCACCAGGATTGATACCTATAGAAGGTAATTTAGATTGATCTATGCCTGGTTTAGATAATAAATTGCCAGCATAATCTAAACCTTGTTGTGCTGTGCTTAACAAGCCAGATGATAAAGCTGATTGTTGGCTTGCAATTCTTTGTTGATCTGGAGATAATTCTTGTGTAGCAGTCCACATAGGATTGCCATAAGAATCTGTGCCTGTTTGTGTATAAGTAAGATTGCCATAAGGTGTTCTTTGATTTACTCGGTTAGCAGCTAATGCAGCTCTAGCCATATCCAAATTACCTTGTGCAGTTGCTCTAGCTGCCGCAGCATAATCTGGTGGTGGTGGTGCAGCATCTTTACCAAAATCATAGAATGTAAAATAATCACCTAGTGCTGGCAAGAACCATTTAAAATCAAACAATTTCATACTTTATCCTTTATATATCTTTTACCTAGTTTTAAAAAACGACAATTTTCTGGTCGCATTACATAAATAATTCCGTCACCATCACGAAAGTAATCTTTTAGTAATGCTTCACGTTCAAAACCTAAATGTTCATTTAATCTTTGAGCTTTTAGATTAGCTGTAGATACTACGCCTGTAAGACGTTTTACTTTTAATACATTAAATGGGTAATTAAATATTGCCCAATAGAATTCTCTTGAAACTTTTGCAGGTATATCGCATCTTGAATGAATTGAGATTGAAGTGCCTGTATAACCGTTATAAATGACACCTATAACTAACTCACCATCTGTTTCTTGGCCAATAGCTTGACATAAGTGTGTCCATTCACCCCTAGACTTTTCGGCTACCCATTCACCTACTGCTTGACCTTGAACTATTATAAAACTGCACCCTTTTCAATAACAATATCTGTAGATACCCAACGAGTATCAATGCCTTGTGAAGATGTTTGTACAATTGGCGCACCATAATAACCTACACCATTAAGACCTTGCCATTGTTGCAATACAGACATACCACCACCCCATGTACTTGAATCCCAAATTGCACTATCCCAAGTACCAGCTGCACTTGGTGTATAGTTTAATGTAGTAACAGGGTTAGAAAGGTTAAAATCTAAATTAATGTTTGTATAAATAGATGGACTGCCTGTAGTTCTAAATATTGGCTTAGCCATTGTAAATCTTTTTAATTGACCTGGACTATTAAAATCTGAAAACGCTTGTAATGCTGATCCTACTATATTACTCCCATTATCAGAATTTGTGTACCAAGCACGACCTACATATCCATTACCACCAAAATAAGGTTGATCTTGATATAATTCCCAACAATTTGCATTCCATCCTGTGTAATTACACCAATTTTTATTAACCGTATTCATGGCAAACTGTTGTGTGCCTTCTGAATTAGGAACATTAATCCATAATTGATTTTCTTGTGGATAAAATATAATTTGCCATCCAAAAGTATTGCCATATAAACTAATTGCTTCTGATATAGCCCATTGTATTTTATCTGTTAAAGCTACTCTAGGATCAAGCCTAGATGATTGTAATTCAGATGCCATTGGCGTTAAACCATCTGAACCTAACAATAGTAAATCACCACCGTATTTATACATACAACGAGTACCTACAGGAACACCTAAGTCCCATACACCAATCATAGCCCATGTTGTTGCAGATGATGGATCTGTACCTTTAAATACAATTACTTGGCCTTTAGACGTATAAATAACATAATAATCATCTGCGCCATACCCAGCATCTAATGTCCATGTGGCATGATTTACAATATAACCACCTTTAGAAGCATATTGTGATACATCTATAGCATTTGCTGCACCACCTACTGATGTTGTAGGTAAATACCATGTTTTAAGTGTATTTTTTTGTACGAAAAATACTCTAGTTTTAAATAAAATAGGGCAATTTAATTCTGTAGTAGTTACACCTGTAATAGCCGGTGTAGATACACTTGTAATACTTGTCCATGTTGTTCCATTATATAAATATGGTGTATTTGTACCATTAGCCATATATAAGAAATTACCACCAGATGTTGCTACATTACAGTATTGCCATCTAGCATTAGATAAACCTGTTAAAACAGCTGCGCCTACTGCACCTGTAGTAGTAACATTATAAACTGAACCATTAGTAGAAATAGCAAATAGTTTAGAAGAATTAGCTCCTTCATAATCCATAAGTGTTTCAACAGTACCTGTAATGCCTGTAGCCCATTTTGTATAGCCACTACGCAAAATACATTCTGTAGTAGCAGGAAACCAGTTAGTTAGATAAACTGCATCTGTTGCAGGCATATCTGCTAAACTGTCTCTGGCGTTCCATCCACCTATAGGTGCTGGTAATGATACGCTTCCTGATGATTTTCTTTTTACTGGAAACATATTATTTATTGTCCGTAGTTAGCGTCAGGGATATTCTCAAAGCCGATAAGAACTGATGATGGTACTGGTGCAAAGCTCAATGTAGCTGAACCAGAATCATTAGATTTAGCAAGGCTTAATTGTTGTAAGTAATCTCTTGTAAATGCTGTTGCATCAAAACCTTTAATCTCAAAGTATTTCTTTTTAAGTGCTGTTACCATGAGCCTATCAGGGTATATACAAGTATCTGTATCAGCTAAAAATGATGATTGTGGAGTACCTGAAGCTGAATCAGCCCAAGCATTACTCATGTATTCAAAACCTAAATATTCATTAGTATTCATTGCAGGCCAGATTTGGAAATATCCGCCTAAAATTCTATAACGGATTCTAGGGCCTGTTGAAATATAACTTGACTTTAAAAACTGCCATTGTTGGGCGCTAGTTGGCCCCATCATTTCCCAGCGTTTAGACTTATCGTAATGTGTGCGATCTACTTGTCTATCCCAATCGCTAGGCAATGGATATTTAGCTTGTGAAAAATAAATTGTATATACACCGCTTTGTGTAGCAGCTTGTGATAATGTAAGTGAATTATTGCCTGTTACAGTATTAACATAAGTATCTTGATTAATGCCTGTTCCGGTAACAATCCATAAATTACTTAACCCTGTGGTTGATTCTACCGTTGTTACATTGACAGAATTTGCCACAAGGGTACAAGTAAGTGTTTCATATTGAGTATAAAATCTATACTCTTTATCTAAAGCTTCCCAATTATGCTCTCTTTGTATTTCATACCCAACAGAATTGATGAGTGAATATAACTGAATTATATCTGCTGATGTATTTCCTACAACTTGCGTAGGTTGAACTAAACCCATTTCACCTGTAGCTTGTTGAACGAGTTGTAAGAGAGTTGAAGCCATTAGTTAGTCCTTTTTAGGTTCTTTCGTTTCTGTTTTAACTTCAGGTTTATCAGATTTAGCTTTTTCTTCTACCATCTTTGCTAAACGAGTCATTTGTTCTTTAAGATCAGCAATTTCTTGCTCTCTTAATTTAAGTTCTTCTGACTGTCTTTGTGCAAATGATGAATCTTTAGCGTTTTCTAGGAACGCTTGAGCTTTATCTCTTAAAGCTAATGGTGACATACCTGCTGTCATACCGATAGCCATAATTTGTTGATCTGAAGCTGCTGCCACTTGTTCTACTGTGTAGAACTTAAAGTGTTTTAATTCTGTAGCTTGAGCTGCGTTTAGGATAGGCCAATCTCTTAATATTGTGCCTTGCACGTTATCAGGATTGTTGTTGCCATCTGCCTTTTCGTTTAAATAGATAGCCCATTGTGTTGGGAATCTAGCTTTATGTGTATTATTGACAAATGTTTCAATAATACTTGTTTGATTGCCTGGAACTTCAATTCTTACAAAGTCAGCCATGTAGCTAATTGGTCTGCCTTCTTTGTTAGTTAGGAAATCGTTTTGTACTTCTTTACTATAAAATCTTACTGCTAATGCGCCTGTTTCTGACATTTAATTCTCCAAAGTAGTTTGGTTTGTCAAGTACACTCACCATGAATGAACTTGAGAAACCCCCCTATTGCTAGGGGAGTATCTTTGTATTACACAGAAGCCTTACTAAACCAACCGTAATCACCTGTTACCATACCTGTAGCTGG